GTCGGGGTAATATTCGTTCGTCTTCGCACACTATGCTCCAAGGGTCCAACACGTCAAAGAAACCCTCTTGGGGTTCCCAATCGCGTGTGTAAATTAATACAGGTCGACTCAGAAAATTCTGAGCGTCATACTGGTCATTGGAAATATTTGTGCTAGGATCGCGAACGGAACTCAATCCAGAGCTCCATCCGCCTTCAATAGTGGAGAAAGTCACGTTCTCCTCTTTGGTATCTTCGTTTGTTTTTGTTTGTGTGTTTAATTGTGTAGTAATTCATAAATGTAATATACAAGCCGCGGATTAACGGCAACATAGAACGATAAAAACGAGATGCACAGGGGATTAGCACCCTATAGCATCACTGACTTCTGATTTTCCGGAATTTTTGTCATCGGAAGGAGCGTCAGCTAACTCCGGAAATACCTTGGATAGACGTCTGTCAATCCAATAACGGTAATTCCAACTTGGAATCTCTTTTAACTCCGTGCCTGGAGCGGAAGGGTGTTTCAGGGCGTTCCACAGTATGTTTGCGTTGTAGTCATACACTTTCTCCTCGTGTCTTGACAACTCGAGAAAGAAAGGTGTTAAATTCGCTAAACAGTGATCTGTGATACTTAAATCGCTATTCTTCCAAAATAACGGTTTCCAAATGCTGTCGAGTTCTATTGGGGATTCGACAAATGTTTTTCCCCGCCAGTTGATGATTCTGAAACCACGTTTACAAAAAGAAAGTTCCTTCGCCTTGCGGAATTGGATCACCCCAGTCTTGCGACCTGGTGTTACTTTCATGTTGAAACTGTTGAAGGCTTCGAACACATTTTTTGGATCCATTTCTTTAAGATTGGTTGCCAACATGGCATCATCACCTTGCGCTGCTAAGAAATTCCCTTCTAAGAAAGGGGGAGCATTTTCACCTAAGATGATGAAATACACAAAGCGGTATAAAATATTGTTAACCATTCCATTTGCTAGCAACGTAATCCAAACTCCTGACTTTAATACTCCGTAAAATTGGACTAGAGCCAAATTGAACTCAACAGGAGCATCGCGCATTGCATCTAAATAGAGCAGGCAAGCACGTGTTTCTCTCGTAGTATAACCGAGTTGCG